CCGGAATAGGTATTTTACTATCGTCTTGGTAATAAATATTATCTAAAAAATACGCATCGGTCGTACTCAGCGCTAAACTAATAGTATCAAAATCTTTAACGGCAAACAAACTTAAAGCCGTTTGTATATCTATCGTTACCGTTTGCCATTGGTTTATTAACGAACTATCAAAATTATAACCACTCTTAAAACTTTTGCTTGCCACATAAACCCCCCCCGTTTTCCAATAATAATTGTATTGTGGCAAATGGTTGTGTTAAATAAACGTCAAAAACTAATGTTGCCATAAAGTCCCACGCAAAAGACACATCATTTAAAAATTTAGACGCCGCGTAACTTGCTTGACCGTTTGCTTCTATACTACTTAAGCCGCTTGAAACTGTATTTGTAGTTACCGTTACGTTTGCGTCAATACTACTAAAAACCCATTCGTCCGGCTGCCCTAAATTTTCATCAAAAACAGAAGTAACAATATAACCAACCGGCGTTGTTGCGCTTGCAGCTACTAAAACAAATTTAATAGGGTATTGCGTTGCAAAATCATAATTAGGTTCTAGCGGTGACTCTGACGGAACCCCGGTAATAAAACCAACATTACCGTTTATATCAGCTATCAAAAGGTCAATACGCCCGTGTGTAGCGTCGGCCGGCGTTAATGTTACATTGGCACGTGTGGCACTATAAAATGCGCCATCAATAGGGTAATTATCGGCTCTTACGTCAAAAATTAAATCGCTCACCCACGTAACACTTACATCGGTTAATTCGTTTTCTAATAAAGAAATTGGAATTTCTGTTAGTGTAAAAACGGTTTGTGTTTCTGACGCATTTATAAATACTATTTTGCTAGTCAAATTAACAACTAAACCACCGGCGTTTGTATAAGTCCCGCTTTCGCCGGCCATATAATATCCGTCGTTTATAGGTGTATCAGCAATTAATAAAAGCCCTTGGTAGCCACCCCCAAAACCGGCTATTTCATCGGCGTTTGCGTTTACTACTTCTTTTATTTCGTTTAAATCTAAGTCCCAAACTTGCGTGTCCCTTGACCCATAGGGTTTTATGTGTGACTTTTCATTAAATGTGATTTTCTTTGCCATAATATTATAATTGAGTATTTAAATCTACTACTAAATCGTTTGACGTTTCCGCCGAAATTGTCGGTACTCCAACGCCTTGTATTCCCGCCGAAAAACTAATAAATTCGTCAATGCCCGCCGCGTCGCTTAAGCTAGTTATAAAACCAACCCCGGTTTCTTCAAACCCACTTCCATCCGTCGTTTTCCATTGAATTATTTGCCTTGACCTTTTAATAATTTTTAAGTCGTTATACGTCACCGTATCGGCTATTGTGTGTAATTTTGTTACTACTCCGCTAAATGAAAAAGAATAACTTTGTCCAACCGGTACACTAGAAGCCCAACCACCATTATTTGTTCTTACGGTCGTTCCTAACATTTCCACGTTTTCAGTAAAAGAATTTGAAGTTAAGCAACCAACCGGGTAATAAGTCGCGCCGTTTATACTTATTAATAAAATTTTATATGACCCGTTAAGTAATTCATTCATAATGTCAAAGTTAGTAAATTAATATTGAACTGTTGGCTTTTCTTCGCTTCCATAATAAGGCTTTTCAATACTTTCCAAAATACCGGTTTCAAATTCGGCACCAAATATTTGTGTTAACTCTAACGTTGTTATGTTATTAAATGAGTCAAAACTATATTCCGTAACCATATAAAGCCCGTCCAAACCGTCAATGGTTATTACGCTCATATATTCTATAAATCCAAAAATAGAACCCGTAAAAATCTTTTGCGGTTTTTGTCGCATACGCATTACTTCCTCGCCGAATATTGTAAGTAAAGAATAACCGGAACTTGTAAAGCCTGTGCGTTCCCAACATTCCGTCGGGTTGCCGTCTGCTTTAAAAATAGTTCCATAATAAAGGTCTTCCGGTTCGTCCCCGGTTTTTATGTCAAAAACGTCGTCTATTTCTGCGCTTGGTTTATCGGTTCTTTGAAACGTATGCGTTTCGCCGGTTGGTTCTTCAACCTCGCTTGTATCAAAATATTGAGTTATTCTAACTTCTTGTAATACAAAACCCATATAAATTCCGCCGCCGGTTGTAATAGATTTTGGTGATAGTATTTTTACTTTTACCGACCCCGTATCTGTTGGCACCACTTCATTACTTATAATATCAAAAATAGATATTGGTTGTGACGTTGGCACGGTATAATCAAATAACAAAGTTTCTAATGTCACAATATTATTTAACGTGTCCCACGTACCGTCATCTTTTAAATAATATTCTTTTAATGTATTATCATCTTTATAAATAATTTGACAATAAACATATTCATAATTAGACGGTAAATAATCATAGTTAAAACTAACTTTAACCCGCTTTTGATTAATTTCTAAATAATCGGTTTCTAAATTTATTATCTCTGAACCCGGGTCGGTCGCCGTTAATGGCCACTCTATTGTACATTCATTGGCTACAATAGGCGTCATTCCCGTTGTGCTTATTACGTTCCACCCTACAATATCTCCGGTTCCATCGGCGCATAATTCAGTATTTTTTAATAGTTGTCTTATTAAACCATATTCATATTTAATTCTAAATGCGCCTAAGCTTGGCTTATTATTTAGTTGTTGGTTTTCGCTGCAATGGAATACGTCAAACCCATCTAATTGTGAGCCTATCGGCTGCGCAAAATCATAAGTTACTTTTGCGGGTACTAATGGCACCCCTAAGTAGTCAAATCTATAAAAATTAGCCGTTGTGTTTAAATATAATTGGTTTGGCTTATAAATCCACCATTCGCCATTCCGGGACGTTATAACGGCTCCAAATGGCTCCAAAATATCCTTAATAACTGCTTCGCAATCCATAATGGTTTGCTTGTCGTCTTTAATGTATCGGTTTGTGTTTATAAAATTTGAAGCTAATGTGCAATTTGTTGTTATTGCGCCAATATAAAAAATGTCAATATCTACATTAATATTTTGCTGAATACTTGCGCGTTTTAAAGCAATCGACAAAATTTCTAACATTGAAATTTTTTGTCTAATTAATTCTTTATCGTCATTAACAAAAGATAGGTTTTTCATATATCCTAAACCGTCAACGCAATCAAAAGTATAAAGCCATTTAGATTTAACCCAATTTTGGAAAATTCCATCAACGTTTAACCACCCTTCAAATTTCAAAATAGAGTCCCGGTAATAAGCAACCGAAAAAGCGCGTTCCTTTTCGCTATACAAATCGTCAAAATTCATATTAACTGACGCGTCTAGTTCAACTTTTAACCCTTGCCCTCTTATCGGGTCGAGCGCGGTTTTTGCGCTTCCATAATCTAAAAAAACGCGTCCCGAAATTTGCGTAATAGCACCCGTAAAATTAGGGTCGCTAATACTGCAATAATGTTCGACGTTTGCCGCGTCTAAATAATTTAATTCGTATTTTATAGCCATTATCCAAATGTTAATTGTGTTCCGCCTAATGCGTTTTGACGTCTTCTAGAGTTGTTTAAAACGGCTACTAATTCCGTCCCTTGGGCTTTAAATTCATAGCTTTGACCGTCGCCGCGTTTATAAGTCGAAGCATCCATATTACTTTGGCGGCTTGCACCAACCCCGGCACCGGCCGCGCTTGACGAACCACCCCCGGAACTACTTAACGCACCGGCCGCAGCCCCAATAGCCGCGCCGGCTGCTAATAAAGCAATTCCCGTTGCGATTGCTGCCCCACCGGCCGCAATAGCTACCGGCCCCCCAATAGCCATCGCTACATCAATTTTCCCCTTTGCAATGGATAACTTCCCATAACCAATTAACATTGCGCCCATTTTAGATAAATATTGACCCATACTTTTAAGTAAAGAAATACCAACGGCTTTTAAAACATTTCCGCCACTTCCTAACGCTTGGCCAATAGCTTCACCAACCCCGGAAAACGTATCAATTAATGAATTTTGGACTAAATCATCCATATCATCATTAAACATTTTCATTTGGTTTTGAATGTTAAGCAATTCGTTTGAAATTGTTACCCCCGCGTCAATTATTTTTGGGGTTTCTGCATCTGTTTCTTCTAAAGGTTTATACCTTCCCATTTTACCCAAACCGGCATCGGTCTTTATAGCTACAACCGCTTCGCGCGGTTCTCCACTCGCCGCGTTTTGTAAAATATATAACGCGTTTGTAGCGTTTTGAATATCCTCTGTTAATTCAACATACCTTTCGTGGCTCGTGGCTTTGTTTGCGCGCGTTTGCGTCGCTTGTTGTATTTGAACCTTAATATATGCTTCGGTTCCTTTTATAAGGCCTTTAAATGGATTTTTTACTTTTGGTTCTATTGGCTCTTGATTTAAAAGGGCAATAGTATTTGTAATACTCGCTATTGTGCCGTCTAAATTATTAAGTTCAATTTGCGCGTCGTCAATAGCTTTTATTTCTTCGGTTGTAATAGTCGGCAGAAAACCTTTGGTACTTCCGGTTTTTGCTAATAAAGCCGCTGCGGCTATTTTATCTAAAAGTTGTAATTCTAATGCTTTTGCTTTTGTGGTTTCTAGCGCATAATAGGCCGTGGCTCTTTGGGCTACTAATTGGGCTTGTTTAGCAATTAATATTTTCTTTTCTTCTTCCTTTAAATCATCGGCATTTTCCCCTAAAGTTTCGCGTAGTTTTATTTGCGCTCTTATCGCTTTTAATTGAGAGTCAAAAACTTTGTCTTTGCTACTTAATCGGTCTAGTTCGTCATTGTATTTTTCTAGTGCTTTTCCCGCCGGGCTAACGGCTGCTTCTATTTTGTCCCAATTTGCTACAAGTTCCCCTAAAATAACAATTAATGCTCCTATTCCGGTTGATATTAAAGCGGCTTTAAAAGCCTTCATTCCGGCCGCACCCGCTTTTGCCCCGGTTCCGGCTCCTTTAAAACTTGTTGCTAATGCTTTTGTGCCTTTTATAGCTTTTCCCGTTACGCCTTTTACTTTATCTAAAGTATCTCCTACGGCATCCGTGGCTTCTTTTAAAGTACCACCTCTCCCGGCCGCTTCTTCTTGCGCGTTACCTAAAGATTTAAGTTCGTCTTTAGTTTCACTAACTGCCTTTTTTAAACTTTCAATTTCAGCGGTTATTATTACTTTTAATTCCGGGTTATCTGCCATTATGCTAGTTTTAATCGGTTCTTATATTCTTCTTGGGCTTCCTTTATTCGCTTAATATTAGCTTCACTTACTAAAGGCTCTTTTTTGGCTCCATCTAAATTTATAAAAGCATTTCTAGTTTTAGGTAAATGTTTCGGGTCAACATTCGGCGCAATTAAAGCATTAAATGCTATTTCCCGGGTCTTTATCCAAACTTGTTTATCGGTTCTTAGAAACGCGAAAAGCCTTATTCGAAATTCAGCCCAACTCATACGATAAACGTAATCTAAGTCCGGGCATTTAAGTTCAAATAAAGCCATCGAAATAACATCAATTTGCCAATCAATAGTTACTTTTTTTTTACATCACTTTTGGCTCCATCTACTACCGGCTCAATCGGCACGTCTTTAGTCAATGAACGTGTAAAAGTTCTTAAAAAGCGCTTGGTATTTTCAGCAATAAGGCCGCCGTCTTTTTCAATCATTTTTATAACGTCTTTTTGCGTCATTTCAAAAACGCCGCCTTCGTCAAATTCGACCTTCCATTTCATTGCGTGAAAGACTAAAACGGGTACCAATTTAAAAGGGTTTCTAGTTAGCTTATTACCAACTTCTTCTAAATCCATATCCGTCGCATCTAAAAATTCACCTAAAAAGCCTAAACCCAATTCTAAATTGTATTTGGTTTCGCCGTACTTTAGTGTAACTTTTGTTAAACTCATAATTCTTGTGTGTTTATGTGATTAATTTTAAACGGTCGGGTCAACTTTTGTTATTGCACCCGTCCCGGAAATATTCCCGCTAAAAGTTGCAAATTCTGAACCGGCCGGCGCCGTTAAGTCTAATGTGTTTAAAAGTCCCGTCCCAAAATATGCCGGGCTATCGGTTAAACCATTATCTAATTTCCATTGTTGACTAACGTTTGCGTCAAAAATATCCATTAAAGCATCGTGCGAAGCCTTAGTTAAATCGCTTCCCGCTGCATCGGTTGTATTGATATAAATTGCTTCAAAAGGCAATTCATAAGTAGCCGTACCGCCCGCTTTTATAACTTCGCCCGGTGAACATTTAGTTTCCGCTTCAATAATGTTTCTCGCTCTTGACAAACTGTTAGAAGTCAAACACGCAATAGGTTTCCACGCGGTTGTGTCGTAAAGGTATAAAACAAGTCCTTCACCTTTGATATAGTTATCAG